TCCTTGGTTTGGATCTGCACCAAAATCACAAAAAGCAATTCAGTATGAAGAAAAAGTTGCCGCAGAATCTAAAATTAAAGAAGAGCAAAGAAAAGAGAAGACTCAAGAACCTGAAAACATTCATCAGGTAATGTATGAGGTGGCAACAAAAAATTGGAACACTGTAAAAGAAACTCAAGGTGGTTCTGAGAATTTCCAAGAAGGTCCTGGTGGTTGGAACTCCGGCACTGGTATGGGACAGTATCGATGACCGAAGATTGGAGATATTCTGATGATAGAATGGCACTGAGAACCAGTGCTCTCAATGTTCTTCTCCACAAATTTGGAAGAGAGATTAATTCTGATGGAACACCAAGATATTCAAATCAAAGTATTTACGAATGTGTTCATGATTGGGTTTCTCAAGGTAATGTAAATACTAATGGCATCATTAAATATTATGAGGCATATTACTCATGAAAAAAATATTATTATCTCTTATTGGGTGCATAGCACTCACATCTTCTGTTTATGCTGAAGAAGATAAAATAACTAAAGGATTCAAGACTATGGATTCGTTGGGTTGCATGATTCTACAAGAATGCACCGACAATGTACGACAAATCAATACTATCAAAGATATTAAGGATAACTATCCCAACTCTGATTATTCTGCTGTTGCTGTGGAGTTTGACAAGATGTTGGTATCCCTTAATGAAATCGGAGTTATGGTTTTTCTAGGGGATGAAAAGTATTTTCCGGTAGGGCATCGTGGTGTTTATCATACAGTCTCCAATAACTTTTATCTCAATGACTCTTATATGAATGAGCAATCTACTCTTATGAGTGTGATGAGGCACGAGGGATGGCACGTAGCACAGGATTGTATGGCAGGAACTATTGAGAATAGTTTGATTGCTATTATCCTACCTGAAGAGAGTGTACCTAAACTTTGGAGAGAAATGGTAGAAGATACTTATCCAAAACATTCAGTGCCTTGGGAATCAGAAGCAACATGGGCAGGTAAGACTGAAGGTATGACTGCTAAAGCACTCTCTGCTTGTGCAAGAGGCAAGATGTGGGAAGTTTATAAACCCACACCATTGACCCGTAAATATCTTGTTGAGGAAGGTTATATGGATAAATAATAAAATCCTACACAGGAAACCAGCCAAGAAGAGTTCTGTGAAAAACTCCTTGTGTTATAATGGTAAACTCTTTGTTGGATACTAAAACTCAAATATGACTAACTTAACAAGAGATGTATTAATCAAAACTATAGTTGCTGAAGAAATGAAAGGATGCAATGGTAATGATTATACTAAACAACTTAAGAATGTCTATCACAAATGGGAACATGAATCAAGTGAAGAACTTTGCAAACATTATAATAAAATAGTGCATACAAATTTAACAGTTGATGTATTGACACCCTAAATATAGATGACCAAAATCTATCAGATCAATGCTTCCAAAAAAGAAGAAAATTGAGAATGATGATCATGAATTTAATTGGCATGAAGAGGGAATATCAAGTTTGGTAAGATTAGTAGTTCTTGGATGGACTGGTGCAATATTGACTCTTAATTATGTTTCTATTCCAGGTATTCCACAACAGAAAATTGATCCCACTTTTATTGCCAGTGTCTTTACAGGAACTCTAGCAACTTTTGGTGTGACACCATCTAAGTCTAATGGTAATAGTAATGGAGGAACTCAAAAAACCGCAGTATCAGTTCCTGTACCCAAACCAAAAGATGAAGACGATAAAGATAAAAAAATCTATGGTTGATAATGAATTTATTACTTCGATCTCTAAATGATTATAATGACCCAACTTGGAGTGTGATTATATCTCTTGCCATTCTTTTGGCAGGAGTTTTGTATTATGTTGTCTATATACTTCGTATGGCTTCTGATGAAATGAAAGATGTCTGATATGACTGCTAAGGATGCAGAACAAGATTCTAAACTTGCCGTCCTTGAAAGCAAACTTGAAAGTATGAGAGAAAGAGTAATTGCACTTGAGGGGCAATCACAAGGTTCTCCTCGTTTGGATGCAATTGAAGATAAAATTAAATCACTTGATGAAAAAATTCGTAAAAATGAAATTTGGATTCAGAGAGCAGCAGCAGTAATTGGTGCATCTATTACTGTCATAGGTTTAATTATCGCAATTGCGGCAAACGCACAGGAGGTAAATTATGGGAGCAATGACCCCACCAAGTCGGAAGAGTTGTTACAACTTCCGAGTTATAGAAATTAATCGTGTTGTTGATGGTGATACTATTGACGTTACTATTGATCTCGGGTTTGATTTATACAAGAAAGAAAGAGTTAGAGTTGCAGGAGTTGATACGCCTGAGAAGAGAACAAGAGATGATGAAGAGAAGGCATTAGGTTATGACGCAACCAACTGGCTCAAAGATAAATTGGAGGGAGCTATTGCCGGTGATGACGATCTTGTTATTCGCACTGAGTTGGTGGGTGGTGTTGGAAAGTATGGAAGACTCCTCGGATGGCTTTACATTGGAGATGCCGACTCATCACTTAACGAACAAATGATTACTGAAGGATACGCTTGGGCGTATGATGGAGGTACTAAACAAAAGAACTTTGAAGAACTTCGTGAAATTAGAAGAGCACACGGAACTTTGGTGGAGTGATATGGAACAAAGACAATGGCAAGAAGTTTTTACCATTGTGAGGAAGTACCAAAGAAATATGCTTGGTGCTTCATATGATCGTTCTGAATATGAAAAATTAACTAAAATATTGAATGAATTAGAACCCTATGCATACGGAGAAAATCAATGCAAAATCTAGTTAACGTTATTGCTCTACTATCTGGACTGGTATCACTATCAGTTCTAGGTGGTGGGGCATATCTTTATGTCAATAAGGATGCTCTCATCGAAGATGCCAGAGCAAAGGCAACTGAAGCAATCACAGAAGCAGTCACAGAGGCACTTCCTGGTATGGTAGATGCTGCTATGCCAGAGATTCCAGCACCAGCAGAATTGCCAAAAGAAACCGGTGGTGTGTTGCCTTTCTAATAATTCTATGAGAATTGTTAAATAGTAATGAAGTTTTATTTCTAGACTATGGCTAGATCAGCACCCGCTAAAAAGCGAAATGATAATCAAGACAAGTTTTTCTTGTATGTGATTTTCTTTCATTTATTCACTGCTATTGCTAATATCTTCAAAGACTGATGCCTGAAATTCGTGATGTAAAAATCAATGAGATTGGTATTCCTCCAGTTAGAAGTATCTTTACTGGTCTCCCTGAACCAGTCATTACAAATGTATCGCCACCAGTTACTGTTACTATAGGAACTCCTATTGTTAATGTGCCGGGGTGTGTGGAATATAATCCAAATGGTCCTGGAGTAGACAATGACCCTAACGGAAACAGGGTGATATGTGATGCTACTGTGCCATCATTTAATCCTATTGAGTACGAACCTGACGATATGGTGATGACTGGTCCACCAGAACCTATTCCTTCTTATGAGGGTGATACACCAGAAATACCAGTGACACCAACATTAGATATACCACCAGGAGCACCTCCTGCTACTGCTATTGTAAATCAGGAGGAGAAAGAAGAACCTGTAGAGGTAATCGAAGAACCATCATTTGTGGAAAAATACTTGCCGTCAGCGCAAGAAGTATCAACAACAGTTACTATTGCTGTCGCAGCAGCAACAGCAGCGGTGTTTGGTAAACCACTAGCAGAGTTGCTATTAAAACTTATCAAACCAGCAGTCAAGAAAATAATCAAGAAAGCACAAGATAAGATTGGTGTTAAGGAAGTGGTGCTCTCTGTTGCCGAGAGACGAAAATTGCAGAGGGATTTGAGGAAATAATCATATGACTGAATCATCAACCAACCTTGGACCTGGACTAAAGAGAATTCACGTTAATCAGAATAAGTTACGAGCAAGGGTGAAAGACCCAACTCGTACGGACCATTGCTACACTATAAAATTTAAAGGTAAAACTTACACTGCATATCAAGTGTTTATCGATGGGGAATCACGGTTAGTCGAAAGTATTGGAAAACCTTTAAGTTGTGGTGCCAGGTTATGGTTAGAGACGACTGCACCAATTAAAATGCAGATTTAGGAAGAGGAATAGAATGACGGTGTGGAGCAATCGCATTCTTATTCATCACTGTCACATCAGCACATAACTTTGCCATTTCTGTGCCAGGAGTGAACATAATCCCTTCTTTCATTAGATTTCCACAAGTCTTAAGTCTTGCCAGTTCAAAATCTAATCTCTTATTAGCAGTCAGTTGTTGCTGTAAAGCAATCTGTGTTGCTGCTGCTTGTTTACATTGTTCTTGTAGTTTTTTGTCTAATGGTTTGGAC